ATATAAGCCTGGGCTTTGGCTGTCCACTTGACGTTGAGTGCATACAGGCCCTTGCCTGCACGCCACTCGAACTGCGTGGCGCGGCCCGAGGCAGGCGCTGGCTGGCCATTCTTGAGGGCGTGCAGCGTCTGGTGCTCGTAGTCAAAGGTGAAGGCCGAGAGCGCGGCAATGCGCGTCAACTCGGCCGCGAGTGTTACGCCTTGCGCATCGCTGACCCTCCAAGACTTTCCCGGGCCTGGCCGGCCATCACGTGCCTTGAACTCACCAGCTGGCAGCAGCTGCACATCGCCAGCTTTATCCAAAGCGATGGCGCTGAGCAGTGCAACTTGCGTGGGCTTGGTGAGGGACTGTGTTTTCATAGCGTCGCCAGTTTCTGACGACGCGGCCTTGCGGGGAAGTTAAACGGGTTTAGAAACCGCTTGCAAGGAAGCTCTCGATGTCGGCGACCAGGTCGGCCTCATCGGCAGGGCTGAGCTGGCCCGTTTGCCAGCTCAGAAACAGCAGCCCGCGGCGGGGCGGGTGCTTGCCATCTTTGCTGCCCGTCTCATGATATTGAGCGTAGGACTCGCTGAAGCCTGTTTCGAGCACACCACCAAACACCTGGCTGGCCAGGCTGTCTCGCATGTGCCTGCTGCGCTCCAAGAGGCTACCAGGGATCGAGCCACCGTATTTGCGCTCATACGATTTGAGCGTGGATTCTGCCAGCGCTTGCCACGGCACGCCAGCAGGATCTGTCTTGGTCTCAAAGCGCAGCTGGATGTTGCGCTCCAGCACGCCGCCCATGCTGCGCAGCAAGGCGTTGGGGTGATCGAGCACATCGATGGCGCGCAGCAGCATCTCATCCACCGCGCGGCTGATCACATTGACGCGCAACACATCAGCCACGGCGCCACACCTCTTTGAGCTGCTTGTTGCGCCGCACCTTGGCCCAGGTGGTGACCTGCAGTGATCGCACCAGATTGAGCAGGTCGGTGGCGCCGGGCTGCTGTACCAGCACATCCAGGCCCACGGCCAGCACTGCATCGGCCTTGCTTGCGCCGAGCAGCTCGATCAGCACGAGCAGCGTGTTGCCAGGCCCGACCAGGATGGCGCTGGGCCGCTCCATCAATACAGGCAGGCGCCCCATCACAGCCAGGTCGGCCGCGCTGACACCGGCCACAGCCTTGGCCATGTCGGCATCCCACATGCCCACCACGGCGCTGGCCGGGCGCACGCCTGCTGTGGCCAGTGCGCGCACCGCTTGCGGCGACAAGGCCGTGACGGCCTGCAGCACGCCACCACGCTGAAAGCTGCCCGCTTCAACAGCCTGGCTGATGCGCGTGGCCCAAGGCCCGAACTGCGCCGCGGCAGCGGTCACCATCTCTTGCCTTGCGAAAGTGGCTTGCGCCACAGCCACGGCGCTAGACAGCGGCGAGGCCGCCCAGGCCTTGCGCAGCGTTTGCTCGTGCAGCTGCTCGTCGCGGGCCTTGCCGGGGTTGTAGGCAAAGCCGGGGTCGATGCCCTTGGGCACTGCCGCGACCTCGCCAGTTCGCGGGTTGACGTAGTTGATCAGCTGCTCAGGCGGGGCATCGAACTGGAGGACTTTGCCGGCTGCCTTGAGGCGATCAATGCCCGCCTGGTCAAGGGCGAATGCCTTGCAGCGGCAGCGCCAGCCGCAAGGCGGGAAGTGCGCTTGCCAGAATGGGTGATCCACCGGCAGCACCAGGTTGTTCCAGGCCGCGTGCTCGGGCCGTACGCGGTCATCATCCATCGTGCGGTAGATGATGAAGGGCATGCGCGCCTTGTTGCGCTCGATGCGGGCCCACTGGCCAGCGGCATAGCTTTGGCGTACGTTGACGTCATAGATCAGCTGCAGGCGGCGGTTATCAAAGCGCGTGATGCGGCTCTCGCCCGTGGCCGGGTCTGTGATCTCGACATCGCCCCAGAAGCCCTTGGCGGCCAGCTCAGGCCGCACGGCCTTGGCAAAGTCGGCCAGCGTGCCGCCTTGCGCGAACTTGGTTTTGAAGGCCTCTTCGAACACCTGCAGCACATCCAGCCGCTGCACACCGGCCACGGCCAGCGCGCGTGTGTGCTCCTCTTGCCAGACGTCTTGCCAGCGGAATGAGGGCTGCAGCAGCTTGCGTTGCTCGAATGCAGCGATGGCATCGCGGGGCTCGATGGTGCCGACGAGCAGGCCGGGTGGTGTGGCGATGGGCACGAGCGGCTTACCTCGGGTTGGCCTTGACGTATTGCTGCAGCTGCTTGTAGAGCGGGTGATCGGCCAGGTCGATGCGGGCCGTGTCAAGAGCGTCCATCACATCCTCCTCGATCGTGATCTTGACGGCCTTGATGTTGTAGCCCTTGAGGCCGCGCGTCTCAAACGAGATGCAAAAGGTGTTGCTGGGTGGCAGGGGCGCAGTTGGGTTCTTGCTCACGGTGTCATCCTTCGAGGTCAGCTTCGCCCGCCAGCCGGGCCAGGAATGCAGCACGCGCCAGGCGCTCAGCTTGCGGGCGTGTGTCCATCTGCTCGATCAGCTCGGGCAGGCGTGCGCGGAAGGCCTCCAGGCTTTCCCCTACCGCAACAGCCTTGTCCAATGCAGCGAGCAGCGGCTGCACCATCGGCTCTATCACGGGGCGCCAGTCGGCGGTGGCCTCGGCCACGAGCTCGTCGAGTGCATCAGCAGGCTGACCAGGCAGCAGCGTGGCCAGCGCGGCCTTGGCGCCTGGCTTGGGCGGCACAGGCGGCACCACCTTGGTCTGATCAACTGGTGGCGCCGGCACGGCAGGCGCTTTGCCACCTGGTGCGGCCACCGCAGCCGGGTCATTGCCACCAGGTGGCACCACCGCGCCCGGGTCTGCACCAGGCGCCGCAGCACCAGGCAGTTGCGCCGGGCTGAAGCCCTTGAGCAGCGTGGCACCCGCATCAGCACGCGGAATGCGCACACGCTTGTGCAGCTCGGCCACATCAAACTCCATGCCGGCCGCGGCGAGCTTGGGCAGGGCGTCTGCATAGAGCGCCAGGTCCTCGGGCTGCGGCACATCAATCTTGAGGCAGGGCAGGCGGCGCGGGTCAGCGCCCGGCTTGTTGAGCAACACCATCGGCCTGATCAGCTGCTGTGTCACGGTAGCAGCCAGGCGCTTGGAGTCGCTTTGCAAAATGTCCAGCCGCACATCGTTGTGCACGTTGCCCAGTGCCTGCGTGCCGTTCTTGCCCTCTGAGGACGTCAGCGTTTGTCCCACGATCACGCGGGACTCGATCGACTCCATCTTGTCAATCATGACCTCGAAGGGCTTCTCGTTGCCCTGGGCCGCATTGGCAAAGTCAATGCTCATGCCCGCCGGGATGATGCCGGCAGCGTTGTGGCCAATGCCCACCACCGCTTGCAGCAGCTTGCGCTTTTCAATGTCGCTGGAGCCCGATGGGTATTTGCCCAGGCGCAGTGGCAGGCCGTAGATCTCCAGAAACTCGGCCAGGTCGCGCGTGGCGTAGTTCTTGAACAAGTAGGGCAGCGCCAGCACGCGGGCCAGCGCAGCGCGTGCGGGGTAGCCCGAGCGTGAGCGGGGCTGGTGCACCAGCCAATTGAAGGGGCGCAGGGGCTCACCGTAGGCGGCGGTGGAGCGCAGCGTGAGATGGGTGCGCTCTTCATTGAGTGTGAGCCAGCGCTGCGGGCGCGAGGCAAAGCGGGGCTGCAGCGTGCCCTGGTCCAGTTCCCACCACAGCTCGATGGGCTTGAAGCCCTTGAGGATGCCGTCGAGCAGCTCCAGCAGCACGTCTTCTTCAAAGTTGGGAATGTCGCGCAGCCACTCTTCCACCTCAGCGGCTTGCGCCTCTTCTTCGGGGCTGGCGCCCTCAGGCGGCTCGACAGACCACTCCAGATTGATCACCGCCGTCTTGCGCACAGCGAGCTGGGCGTAGATGTGGCCGTCGCGCTCCTCCATATCGTCAGCCAGGTCAAGCAGCGAGAGCAGGTTGCCGCGCTCGGCCTCGCTCAAGATGGCGTTGAGCTTGGCCGGCGTCAGGCCGCGGCCGGGGTGGTTTTCAAACTCACCCTTGAGGTAGCCCAGGCGTGCCTGGTTGCTGTTTGCCTCGCTTTGCGGCTCGCGGATCGCGGCCAGGTCAATGGGGTTGCCGTGCAAGTCCAGGATCATCACAAACCTCGTTATTCAAAATCGGGCCTCAGGCGCGCTCAAGGGCCTTGCCTACCCGCTGATATGGGCGGCGCTGTTTACCGCGTTCATGAACGGTCCTGAACGCCCCGGCGCCACAAACGCACGGCAAAAGGTCCCACGCAA